ATCAATATCAGGTATTAAATACAATGATGATGATGAAGTATTAGTTTGTGGTTGTATTGAGAGTGATGAGTATTTAAATTATAGAACATTCTTTTTAGATAACATGAGTGATATACAGGTATTTAAAAAGATTAATATTGCAGAGCTTGACAGCTAGGTCATTCTATGATACAATACAACGACAAAAAAGTGACAGCTAAAGTAAAAGCTAAACATGAAGTATCGGATTATCTCATGGAGTTGTTTAACAATCCTGAGAAATACATTGCAGACTTTGATAACCTAACAGTCAGAGAGCAAGACGAAGTTCTAAAACATATTAGTTTGTTTGAGGACAGAATACATAAGTTGTTAGGAGTAAAATTTAAGGAGATAAATAGTGCGAGGAATTTTAATAAATCCATTTGACCAAACTATCAAAGAGGTAGTATATACAGGTGACTTTCGTGAGGTATACAGTCTGATAGATTGTACAACCTTTGATGTTGTAATGCTTTCTAATGCAGATGATTTGTTCGTTGATGATGAAGGACTACTAAAAGATAATAGATATTTTAGTTGGTCAGGTAGAAACTTTGCAGGTAAAGGATTAATTTTAGGACATGATGATGAAGGCGAAACCATAGCAACAACTTATGATTTACAAGAGGTTGTTGATAGAGTTGAATGGTTGCCCGAAGGACATCAAGAAGTACCTTATATGGAATTTAAGGCTTGGCAATGAATCAAAAAAAGATAAAGCAACTGAGAAAAAGAGTTAAGCCTTTACAAGTTCAATGGTTAAAATCTTTATTACCTAAAGAACAAGCAGACATAATTACAATAGATAATGTTGCTGATTTATTACCTGAACAAACTCATGCCTATGGTGATGGACAGCTTTACCTTTCATTTATGTCTGATAAATGGGTAATGAAAATGTTAAAACGAAATCCTAAAATAAATAACTATAATGATTTATTAGTTATTCATAATTTAAATCAAGCTAAATATAACACAGGAGAAGATAATTGGAAACTTACTTAATGAATGTAGAAATAGATAATACAAATACAGTTATTAAAACTTTTGCAAACACAGTAGAAAATGCAGTAGATAATATTGTCAAGATGGCTAGTGTTGATAAATTATTTAATATAATAAATGAACAAACAAAACAAGAATGGGAGTTCAATGAAGACATAAAAGTATTAAGAGAGTTAAGATTAAAACTTCCTGAAAATTTAGATATGACTTTTGGAATAAAAGAGGATTAAATGGAAATATTATTAGTATGTCTAGTTGCAGTAAGCATGATAGTTTCAGTGATAGTGTACGCTTACTTAGTAGAAAATAAAAAGATTGAGCCAATGACACCTAGATTTTTAGGTAAGCATGGTGGCTTTGAAGTTAAGTACACTGAGGAACATTACAAAAAATTTGATGAAAAATATAAGGAGATAGAAAGTGACACAGTACAAAGACAAAGTGATAGCAAGAAAGCTACAACTTGAAGAGGAAGCCAAAGACAATCAAGTCATTGGCATTGATACAAGAATAAAAGATGGTAAGTGGACTAAACAAATAACAACCTATGCAAGTGGTAGGACTGTGACAGAGTATGCCGACAAGCGTAGGAAGATAGTCGAGGAGGGTTGATGGCTAAGATATGGAACAAAACAACGCATACCCCAGCTACAACAGGCAGAGGTAAGAAGACAAGTCAAGGTAGAAGGAACATTGGCACATCTACCATGAACAAAAATAAAAAAGCCAATCTAAAAAAATATCGAGGGCAAGGTAAATGAACATATTTTATTTTTATAAAAGTCCAACGCTATCTGCACAAGCACAACCTGATAAGATGCTAGTGAAGATGCCATTGGAAACAGCACAAATGTTATGTACAGCACACAGAGAACTCGATGGTGACGAGTATGCTGATGAACAAGGACTATACAAAAGAGCTTATTGGAATCATCCATGTACTATTTGGGCTAGAGAATCTAGTGCCAACTATTGGTGGTTGTATTCACACTTCATAGCTCTTGGTGCAGAGTACACATACAGGTATGGTAAGCGACATTCAAGTCTTGAAAAACTTTGGAAGCCTTTGTTTAAGATACCTGATAACATTACTAAAGGTAAACTAACACCTTTAGCACAAGCAATGCCGGAGGAATACAAAGATGAGAATCCTATTACTGCTTATCGTAACTACTGCATTAACGAAAAACACTATGCCAAATGGGAACGAGGTCGTGATAAGCCTAGTTGGTGGCATACACAACACAAGGAGGTTGCATGAATTATATAGCAGATCAAGAACAGTATAGTAGACTTCTAACCAAAGATGAATACAGAATATTCACAGAGTATCTTGATGATAACTATGAAGAACTGTATTCAAATAAGGTTGGATACATGGTCGAGAAGATTGAGGACAAGTTTAAAATAACTTTAACTGACAATACTATAATATCTTTTGAAGATATTTTTAAATAAGGTATTGACTTTTACTGAGAGATAGAGTATAATGGCAATCTTTATGAGCAGTCAACACTTCCAAGCCCTCTATCTCCAATATATAGTTGGCTCAAGTAACATTGGAACTCCGAGAGTAGTTTGCTCAAAACTCTCCCAAACTAACCAGCTTCTAAATAAATAACCATAGGAGGTAAATATGGCAATACTAGAAGGAACTGCTAAATGGGCAAGTATCACAACTCCGAACACTAAGTTCGAGCCTGTATACACGCTTGATTTAGTTGTCGATGAAGCGACTGCAAATGACTTTGCTAGTCGTGGACATAAAGTGAAACAGCATGATGAAGGTCCTGCTTTAGTAATTAAGCGTAAGGTAAATGGTCCAAACGGAATGGTTAGACCTGCACCTAGACTGCTTGATACTGATAAGCAAGAGGTTACGACTGCTGTGGGTAATGGCTCTAAGGTTAGAGTTCAGTTCAATGAATATGCCGGTGAAGGTAAGTTCGGTCCTTATCAAGGATTAGATTTACAAGCTGTTCAGATCGTTGACCTTGTGCCTTACAAGAATGGTGATGGTGATGAATTCTTCGCTGATGGGGAGGAGTTCTAATGATCATCACTATTAAAAACGATGAAGGAGTTACAACTAACTTTGACATCAACTTGATTAGTGACGAACAGAAGAAGCAGGAAGCTACTGTTATAGTGCAAAAGGTCGGTAATTTGCAGGTCACTATTGAAGCTCTAGACTTTGCTTCAAGAACACATCGAGCTAACTTAGAACAGTTGCTTGTAGGATGTGATGAAGCTAAAGTTGAAGATGAATCGACTGAAGAAACTTCAGAAGATTCTTAACTAATCGGCTAGGTGTAAAAGCCTAGCCACTTTTTTTTGGAGATAGAATGCAATTAGAAAAAAGTAAATTTGTTAGACATAAACTACCGTGTCCTAAATGTGGTGGCTCTGATCCTGTATCTATGAATGAGGATAAATCAGCACACTGCTTTAGTTGTTCAACACATTTTGCAAACTATCCTGAAGCATGTAAAGGTAATATAGTGGAAGTAGAAAAGAAACCAACAAATACATTTCTCAATAGTTATACAGGTAGCTATGGTGCTTTGACAGATAGAGATATCTCAGAGGACACAGCTAAGAAGTATGGTGTGAGAAGAGTCATTAGTCCAACCAATGATGTAAGTCAACATATATATCCGTTCTTTAATGGTAATGAAATAGTTGGAACTAAAACTAGATTTGTTGAAAACAAGAACTTCTCTTTTGCAGGTACATACGAAGGAACAGGTTTGTTTGGTGAGCAGTTGTTCAGGAATACAGGTGGTAAGTATCTCACGATAACCGAAGGTGAGTGTGATGCTATGGCTTGTTATGAATTGATGCAATCTAAATGGGCTTGTGTATCTTTAAAACGTGGTGCTTCAGGTGCTGTGAAAGATATACGAGAGAGCATTGAGTTTGTTGAATCATTTGATAATGTAGTGATATGTTTTGATAATGACAAGGCAGGTCGTGAAGCTGCAAGGGATGTGGCAAGAATACTTAAGCCCGGAAAAGCTAAGATCATGACTTTCCCAAATGGATATAAAGATGCTAACGATATGCTCAGACAGAAAAAGTTTCAAGAGTTTATGTCTGCATGGTGGGAGTCTAGAACTTATACACCATCAGGTATCTTAGAACTATCTGCTCAAAAGAAAGATTGGCTACATCGAGAAGTCAAAGAGAGTATAGCTTATCCTTGGGAAGGATTGAATAAGAAGTTGTATGGCTTACGAAAAGGTGAGCTAGTAACTTTAACAGGTGGTACAGGACTTGGTAAGTCTTCGGTAACTAGAGAGCTTGAACATTGGCTCATCAAAAACACAGAGGACAATGTAGGTATTGTAGCTCTTGAAGAGAATTGGTTACGAACTGCTGATGGTATTATATCCATTGAAGCTAATGATAGAATCTATCTCAATGAAAGACGAGATCAGTATAGTGAAGAACAACTGATGGGTTTATTTGAAAAGGTAATTCCTGAAGGTCGTGTATTTATTCATGCTCATTTAGGTGCTACTGATATCGAAGAAATATTCTCTAAGTTAAGATACATAATCGTAGGATGTGAGTGTAAGTGGGTGGTGGTTGATCACCTCCATATGTTAGTCAATGTCTTGTCAGAAGGTGACGAGAGACGAGGCATTGATATGCTCATGCAAAGGTTACGTAGTCTTGTAGAGGAGACAGGTGTCGGGTTAATTTTAGTGTCCCATTTAAGACGTGCTTCAGGTGACAAAGGACACGAACAAGGTGTCGAAGTTAGTCTCAGTCACTTAAAAGGCTCTCAGGGGATAGCACAGCTCTCTGACTGCGTTATTGCACTAGAACGTAACCAACAAGCCTCGAACGAAGACGAAGCCAATACAACACGTGTGAGAGTATTGAAGTCTAGATACACAGGAGACACAGGATTGGCTTGTAATTTAAGATATAACGGTGAAACAGGTAGATTATTTGAAGTAACTGAGGAGGAAACATTTGACAACGAAGATTTCTAAAATAGTATTTGACATAGAATGTGATAGCTTGAAGCCAAGTAAGATACATTGTATTGTAGCTAAAGAAATAAATGGTGAGGTATATAAGTTCCCACCACATAAACTTGAAGAAGGTGTTGCATTTTTACAGAGTGCAGAAACTTTGATAGGACATAATATTCTTAGCTATGATATTCCTGTTATCAAAAAGATAATGGGTGTTGATCTCATGGATAAAAAGATTGAAGATACATTAGTGATGTCAAGATTATTTAATCCTATTCGTGAGAACGGACACAGCTTGAAGACTTGGGGATACCGAGTTAACTTTGTAAAACAAGAACAACCTATTGACTTTAACGAGTATACTCCTAAGATGTTAGAGTATTGTGTTAATGATGTTAGGTTGAATGAGATTGTTTACCATACTCTTGTTAAAGAAGGAACAGGATTCAGTCAAGATTCTATTGATCTTGAACATGAAGTTGCTAAGATTATGTCAGAGCAAGAAACTAATGGCTTTAAGTTTAACGAACAAGAAGCTACTATGTTACTTGCTAAACTTAAAACTAAGATGAACGAAGTAACTGATGAAGTTCAAAAGACTTTCAAACCTAGAATGGTTGATATAAAACTTGTCACACCTAAACTTAAAAAGGATGGTGAGTTATCTAAGTCAGGATTACGTACTGAAGAGTACGACAGACTTATTAAAAGTGGTGACTATACACCTTTCATGAGACAAGAGTTACAGAAGTTTAATCTTGGTAGTCGTAAACAGATCGGGGAATACTTGATTGACTTTGGTTGGAAACCTAAAAGATTTACAGCTACAGGTCAACCAATTGTAGATGAAGGAACACTTAAAAAGATTGAGCATATTCGTGAAGCTAAACTTATAGCTGACTTTCTCCTTTATCAAAAACGAATAGCTCAAGTACAGTCATGGCTTGATGCCTTAGAAGACGATGGTCGTGTGCATGGATCAGTTATACCTAACGGTACTATCACTGGTCGTATGTCACATAGCCATCCTAACGTGGCTCAAGTTCCGGCTGTCTATAGTCCATTCGGTAAAGAGTGTCGTGCCTGTTGGACTGTAGATGAAGGTAATGTTTTACTTGGAGTAGATGCTTCAGGCTTAGAACTTAGAATGTTGGCACACTACATGAATGATGAGGAGTATATAAATGAGGTCGTTAACGGAGATATACACACAACAAATCAAAAACTTGCAGGACTTGAATCTAGAGATACAGCAAAGACTTTCATCTATGCACTTGTATACGGAGCAGGAGATGAAAAAATTGGGAATGTGGTTGGAGGAAACAGAAGCACAGGTAAAGAACTTAAACAACGTTTTCTCACCAATCTACCAGCACTTAAAACTCTTAAGGACAGAGTACAACAAGCTGCAAGACGAGGATTCCTCAAAGGATTAGATGGTAGGAAGATTCATATTCGTAGTGAACATGCTGCTTTAAACAGTTTACTACAAGGTGGTGGTGCTATTGTCATGAAGAAAGGATTAGCAATACTTGAAAACAGATTAGAAATTAGCTCTACTCCATTCAAGTTTGTAGCTAATATCCATGATGAATGGCAGATAGAAGTAGCTGAATGTAGAGCTAACAAGGTGGGACAACTTGCAGTACAAAGTATTATTGATGCAGGTAAGTATTTTAAGATGCGTTGTCCTTTAGATGGAGAATATAAAATAGGAGGTGATTGGAGTGAAACACACTGATAACAAAGATGATAGTAGTAGGAAAGGTGATGTTGCAGAATATTATGCAGTAACATGGTTATGGGATAATGGATATGAAGTATTCCGAAACTGTGGTTGTACTGGTTTAGTTGATTTGGTTGCTAAAAAAGATGATAAGGTTATACTTATAGATGTTAAAACTGCTAACGAACAACAACATAAAACTTCAGATAATAATTTTACTAAGTGTACGAGTAGATCAAAAGAACAAGTAAAAGCTGGAGTACAATTAATACAATTTAATCCAAAAGATAGAAGTATGTATTTTACTAAGCATAGAGATAAAACATATGATAAAGATATGATAGGAATGTTACATGGAAACAAATAAAAATCATAAAGGTTATACAGCTAAATGGTCATTAAAAGAAAATCCTGACTGTCATAAGTGTGGGGTTAAATTAGTTGATGATAGAGAACATCCCGACTACAATTGGTTAGAGTCACGAAAAGCTAGAAGAGAGTATGTTTGTCAAGGATGTGAAAGAAAAAGATTAGATCAGCTAACTTTAAGAAAAAAATTAGAACAATTAGATTTAGAAAATAGAAAGAGATACGATCAGTTTGGTGATGAAGGAGAAGTATATATTATCACTAATCCTGCTTGGGATAATTGGATAAAAATAGGTATGGCTGTTAATTCTAAAAACAGATGTAACGGATATCAAACATCTAGTCCAAAAAGAGATTATAAACTTGTGTACAGTAAATCATTTAATAATAGAAAAATTTCAGAAAGAATAGCACATGAAAGATGTGATAAAGTATGTAAAGATAGGAATGGTGAATGGTTTAAAATGGATATTCATATTGCTATGGATATAATTAATAATATTAAAGAGAGAAATTATGAAAAAGAAACAGCTTGATACAGTCGTACAAGACATCTACGACAAGGTAGAGATACTTGGTAGAGGTGAGCCGATTGATGTAAGCGAAGAAGACTTAGATAAGTTTGCTGAGTTTATGAAACAAGCATTGAAAGATTGGTTGACTCCTCGTGCTAACAAATCACCAACATTAAGAATGTCAAACATCGGAAGACCATCAAGGCAGCTATGGTTTGATATGAATAGTGAACGTAAACAAGTAGGAATCAAAGCACCTACTATGATTAAGTTTTTGTATGGTCACATACTTGAAAGAGTTGTATTGTTCTTGACAGAACTTGCAGGTCATGATGTTACTGACGAACAAAAAGAAGTTAAGGTCGGTGGGATTCTTGGTCACATGGATTGTAAGATTGACGGTGAAGTTATTGATATTAAATCTGCATCAGGATACGCATTCCAAAAGTTTAAGAATGGGACTCTTGCAGAAGATGATGTGTTCGGATACATGGCACAACTTGCTGGATACGAACAAGCAGAGAAGTCAAACGGTGGTGGATTTTTAGCAATCAACAAAGAAAATGGAGAATTATGTCTTTTTAAACCTCAAGAGCTTGACAAACCTAATATAACTGCTAAAATAAAAAAGGTTAAGTCTGAAATAAAGGACTCAACTCCTCCTGACTTTTGTTATCAGCCGATACCTGATGGAGCTTCAGGCAATATGAAGCTACCTAGAATGTGTGGTTATTGCCCACATAAATTTGAATGTCATAAAGATGCGAATGATGGTAAAGGCTTGAGAGTCTTTGAATACTCTAAAGGTCTAACATATCTTACAACTACTGTAAGAGAACCAAAGGTCGATGAGATTACTGCGAGGTTTATCAATGGCTAGAAAACCTCGTAAGCCTAGACCTAAAAAGATAAATGTTCCTAAAGGCTATGATAGTCTATGGGAGTATGGTGTCCATCAAGACCTGCTTGGTGATTGGAAACATCATTGGGAAACAATAGAGTATGTTGTCAAACATAAATACGAAGCTGACTTTGTAAGAGAGTTTGATGGTAAGATTGTCTTACTTGAAGCAAAGGGTAGGTTTTGGGATTATGCTGAATACAGTAAGTATATACATGTTCGTAATGCTCTGCCTGAGTACATGGAGCTTGTGTTTCTTTTTCAGAAACCTTTTTCTCCAATGCCCGGAGCTAAAGTAAGAAAAGATAAAACAAAAAGGACTCATGCTGAATGGGCTGAGAAAAATAATTTTAGATGGTTTAGTGAGGAAACATTACCGGAGGAATGGAAAAGTGCGAAAGATTAATTACAAGTTTAATGAAAAAAGATTACTACAAGAACTTACAAAGTATATTGATGATACTTATGGTCAACACTATGCAAGTGATAAGTACCAAGCAACCGATGTTATCATTGATTCAGGTCATGGTGAGGGCTTTTGCTTGGGCAATATAATGAAGTATGCAAAGAGGTATGGTAACAAAGAAGGTAAGAACAGAAAAGACTTGCTAAAAATACTACACTATGGTATAATAATGCTTAACGTACACGACACGGAGAACACGTAATGGTTGAAGACAAAGTAGGACCAAAGGAATACTTAGGAATAAAGATTAATTATGATAACGAGAAAAGACTAGATAAGTTTAGTCTTGATACATTGAAGGATAGATATTTTACAGGAGAAGAAACCCATGCCCAAGAAGCATTCGCAAGAGCCTCAGTCTTCGGAGCAACCTACAAAGGTAGTACAGATTTTGAACTTGCTCAACGACTTTATGAATACAGTTCCAAGTGTTGGTTCATGTTTAGCACTCCTATACTTAGTAACGGAGGTACAAGTCGTGGGCTTCCTATTAGTTGCTTCCTTAATTATGTTCCTGACAGTCGTACTGGTTTATCAACTCATTATGATGAGAACATATGGTTGGCAAGTTCAGGTGGAGGTATTGGTGGATATTGGGGAGACGTTAGGTCTAACGGTATATCTACTACTCACGGTAGTAAGTCTACTGGTTCAATCCCCTTTATGCATGTCGTAGATTCTCAGATGTTAGCCTTCAATCAAGGTGTAACAAGACGAGGTAGTTATGCAGCTTACATGGATATTTCTCATCCTGAGATCGAAGAGTTTATTAACATGAGAAAAGAATCCGGTGGAGATATTAATCGCAAGTGTTTAAACTTACACAATGCTGTCAACGTTACCAAAGAATTTTTAAAAGCTGTAGAAGAAGATGCAGAGTTTAGATTGGTTGACCCTAAATCTAATGAAGCTGTAAAGGTTGTTAGTGCTAGAGATTTATGGTGGCAACTGATAAACGCTAGAGCAGAAACCGGTGAGCCTTACATTGTCAACATAGATAATTGTAATGCTGCTTTACCACAAAAACAAAAAGACTTAGGACTAGAAATCAAACAAAGTAATTTATGTTCTGAGATAACTTTACCAACGAATGAAGAGAGAACAGCAGTGTGTTGTTTATCCTCAGTTAATTTACAGTACTTTGATAAATGGTCAAAAAAAGAAAAGTTTATAGATGATTTAATAACGATGCTCGATAATGTTATTCAACACTTTATTGATAACGCTATCGACACAACACAACTAGGAGAATACAATGCAAACTTTAAACGTTTTAAAAAGTATATTAAAGAAGGTAAAGAAGGCTTTACTAGAGCTGCCTACTCTGCTTACAGAGAAAGGTCGTTGGGTCTCGGAGCAATGGGCTTCCATGCGTACCTTCAGCAAAACGAAATACCTTTTGAAGGTATCTTCGCTTCGGGCTTCAATCATAAGGTTTTTCAACACATTAAAGTACGAGCCACTGAAGCTTCTAGTAGACTCGCTGAAGAACGTGGTGAAGCTCCTGACATCGGTGGTAGTGGGATGCGTAATGCTCATCTTTTGGCTGTTGCTCCTAACGCTTCTTCTAGTATCATTTGTGGTGGCACATCTCCTTCTATTGAACCGTATCGTGCTAACGTTTATACGCACAA